TTTTGAAAATTTAGATAAAATAGGGATGATCCTTGGTGCACTGGATATTATTCTTGGATCTTTGCCGGACAAATTCGTCAAATGGCCTGGAATTATACTGAGTATGGGTCATAAATTACATCAGTATGGTAAGGAAATAAAAAATGAGACGAAAAAATAGATTAATTGCTACAGTTGTAATATTAGCCTTCATTACAGGCTGTATGGGACTTCAATTAAAAGAAAGCCCAGCCGAGATTTATTACAAAGCATTGGGAGTCTGGTTTGATGCTGGATCTCAATTTAGATTCTACTATGAAAAAAGTGAGGACGAAGTACTAAAAGCTAAATGGGATGAGGAATTTAGACCATTGCTTGTCAAAGCCAAAGAAGTACTCAATTTGTGGAATTTCCACTTACAAAATGACAGCCCTACGGCAAATGACATGGTGGAATGGAAATCCTATAAAAATGAGCTTATTTACTATATTGCCACGCAAATGAAAAAGGAGAAAATCTAATGGATCCTATGGTAGCAGCAATGCTAATAAGTGCCGTTACAGATGCTATAATTACGGTAGTATCAAAGGTGGATGGAGTTGACCCTGTTGAGTTTAAAAAGAGAGTTGATGCTCTACAAATGAAAGCTGATGATCTTGAAGAATGGCTTAGAAAGGTTTATTAATGGAAGCTTTAAAAAGTCAGAAAGATATTCAGGAATTATTAGTAGAATGCTATAAATCTACTAGATTATTTGCTGAAGTATTCTTTCCAGAAAGATTTTATGTTGAATTCTCTTCTTTACATGATGAGATATTCGATTTAATTGATTCTAATGAACCTAGAGTTGCTATAGCTGCTCCAAGGGGATTTGGCAAAACTTCTATTGTCGGATTAGCATTAGCAGCTAAAAGGATTTTGTTTAATGAGTCAAAGCTTCTGATGCATGTATCTATGAGTTTTGATGCAGCTTGTCAGCAAACAGAGAATTTAAAACATGAACTTTTATCTAATAAAACAGTTAAAGCTTTATTTCCTCCAATTAAAGCTAGAAGTGCGGAGGGTATTGATGAAAGTTTTAGTAAGAAAGCTTGGGTTACTGGTCAAACATTAGTTTATCCAAGAGGATCTGGTCAGCAAGTTAGGGGAATCTTATATCATAATGCTCGACCAGATATGATTATTATAGATGATCTTGAAGATCCTGAAACCATGCAGAATGATGATCTGAGAAGAAAAAGAAAAGAATGGTTTCATGCTGATTTGATGAAGACAACAAGTCGGGTCAACAAAGATTGGCAGATCGTTTATATTGATACTTTAAAACATGAAGATTCATTGTTGGAAGAATTATTAGAATCTGATAAATGGGCAAGTGTTAGACTTGAAGCTTGTGATGATGATCTTAATCCTGCAGCTCCTAATTTTATGACAAAAAAAGATATTCTGGAAGAGTATGAATATCATAAGAAGCATGGGGTTCTAGATGTTTTTTATCGGGAGTTTAGAAACATACCAATCTCGACGGAAGATGCTGTTTTCAAACCGGAATATTTTAAATATTTTGCAGAAGATGGAGATAGGATTGTAGTTCACAGTAAAAAAGAAGATGAAAAACCAGAAAAGATTCAATCTAATAGGTTGGTAAATGTTGTTCTTTGTGATCCAGCTAAAACAGTTAAAGTGCAATCGGCCGAAACAGCTATTGGAACAATCGGAGTTGATAGGGAAAGTCGGAAGATTTTTGTCCGGGAAGTTTCTTCGGAGAAGATGTATCCTGATGAGATATATGACGAAATGTTTAGACAGGTTCAACTTTTTAATGCTATGATTCTGGGTGTTGAAGTTACATCATTACATGCTTTTATTTCTCAACCGATTAAGAATGAGATGAGAGTTAGGGGAGTATTTCCTATCTATCAAGAATTAAAAGCCGTTGGGAAGAAGGAAGATCGGGTTGCTACATTAGCTCCTTTATATAAACTTGGCTATGTTTACCATAATAAAGATTGTTGCATAAAGCTTGAAAATCAACTAATCGGGTTTCCAAGATCTAAATATTGGGACGTTATGGATATGTTTTCTTACATTACTAAGGTAATGGATGAGAACGCATGGTATTTTGATCCTGAAGATATAAACGAAGAAGATATTGAAAAAGAATTTGAAGAATTGGAAGATGAAGATGCTATGGAGTTAGAGGGCATGGGCGGAATTTGGGAATCAAACTATGTATAGGAGATATTAAATGCCTTACTTGGTTGGAGAGAAGACTTACCAGTCAGCGAACTTTACTGATATTAAACACGATTATGATTATCCGGATGGGTTAGATCTTAGGCCTGGATCGGATCTTCATAAGAAATTAAAGACTGAAATTCATCAGAGAGCTGTTGTGGCTGGCGGAGCTATTTCACAAAGATTTGATTCTTGGAATCAGATTGATCGGGTTTTGACTACTTATATCGATCTAGATGAAAAAGAAAAAGCTATAAAATCCAAGGATGAAAGAAAACCAGTTTCAATAGTGTTTCCATATTCTACCGCAATATTGGAAGCAGTTCTTAGTTATCTGGTTGGAGCATTTTTCCAAGATCCCATGTTCCGATATGAAGGTGTCGGACCTGAAGATATTATTGGATCTATTATGTTGGAGAAGTGTGTTGATCTTCAATGTAATAAGGCCAAAATTCCATTGAATCTTCATACCATGTTTAGGGATGGATTATCCTATGGTATAGGTGCTGTTACTCCTGCTTGGTATCAGAAGTGGGGATATAGGACAGTTAAAAAAGAGACTGGTTTTATAGGTACTCTTTCTGGAATATTTAAAGGAACAGGATTTGAGAAAGATGTAGAAGAAATGCTGTTATTTGAAGGTAATAAGCTTTCTAATATCGATCCTTACCTGATGCTTCCAGATCCGAATGTTTCTATTCATAATGTTCAAGAAGGAGAATTCTTTGGGTGGGTAGATAAAACAAACTATATGGATCTTCTTTCAGAAGAGAAACATAATGAAGATCTGTTTAATGTTAAGTATGTTAAGTCTATTCATAACAAACGAACAAGTATTTTTGGAGAAGATAAGAGTGATAGAAATAAAAAGGTTATGGGGCGTACTAGCCAATATACAACAAGTGGAACGTCAGGATTAGTAACAAAGGATAATAAGGTTACTACTCCGGTTGACGTCATAAATATGTATGTTAAGCTAATACCGAAAGATTGGAAAATCGGAGATAGTGAATATCCAGAGAAATGGTTCTTTGCTTTAGCTGCCGATGATGTAATCATTCGGGCTCAACCGTTAGATCTCGATCATGATTTATTTCCCGTAGCTGTTTGTTCTCCTGATTATGATGGCTACTCAGTTGCACCTATTTCAAGATTGGAGAAACTTTATGGTTTACAAGGTACTTTGGATTGGCTCTTTAATATGCATGTGGCTAATGTACGTAAAGCTATTAATGATATGTTTATTTATGATCCCTATTTGGTTAATTCTAATGACCTTAAGAAGCCTGGCCCGGGCAAGCTCATTCGTATGCGAAGGCCTGCGTGGGGTAGGGGTGTCAAAGACGCTGTAATGCAATTAAGTGTCAATGATGTAACAAGGCAGCATATAGCCGATTCCGGCTGGATCGTGCAGTGGATGCAGAAGATCGGTGGTGCTGATGAATCTTCTGTAATGGGTAGCTTGCGTCAAGGGGGACCTGAGAGACTTTCGGCAAAAGAATTTCAGGGTACGCAACAGGCAGCCTTTTCCAAACTAGCTAGAATGGCAAGAGTAGTGGGCCTACAGGCTATGCAAGATATCGGCTATATGTTTGCTTCTCATACTCAGCAGCTAATGGAGAATGATATATATGTAAAGATGGCTGGGAGATGGCAAGAGACACTTCTAAAAGAATATGGGTATGACAAAATTAAAGCTGATAGGGGAAGAATGATTGTTTCTCCTTTTGATATTCTTGTTGATTTCGATGTCAAGGTTCGTGATGGTTCTGTTCCAGGTGGGAATAATTCCGATTTTTGGTTAAGAACTTTTGATATATTGTCTAAGAATCCAGAATTAGCTCAAAAATTCGATGTGGCCAGAATATTCAAGCACATGGCTAGAAATGAAGGAGCTAAGAACGTGGATGAGTTTGTTCGGATTAATGTTACTCCGGATGAAACTGCTGCTAATCGGGCTGACGCTGGGGGTATCGTTCCGATGGAGGGAGGTGTTGCATGACAGAGTATATTTCCAGCCCATATCATTTTCGAGAACTTATAGATGGAGTTGCTTGGACTGATATGAAAGCCGAAATAATGGATATGCTGGAACACGTTAAGGAGGACTTAACAACTTGTAAGGGAAGAGCTGAAATATATAGATATCAAGGTAGAGCAGACGCATTGAAAGCTATATTGCTTATGCCAAGTCTTATATTAGAAGCTTTGGAAGAGCATTCTGAGATAAAACAGGAAGACGAACCTAGTGAACTTGACGACATTTTGGACGATTAACAAGGAGGATTAACATGACAGATGAATTAAGCGTTGAAAAAGAAATTGACGATATGCTTGATGGAATAGGTTCTGCTCAGGTAGCAGAAGAAGATGCAGAAGCTAAAGCCATTGAGGATGGGGGAAAGGGAGATGTTGACGATTCCGAGACCGACGAGGAGGGAAAGAAAGGCGAGGAAGAATCGGAGGAGGAGGAAGATCAGGAAATTGAAACTGAGGAGGTCGATAAGGGAGAGTCAGAAGAAGACGAGGAGGATCTTGAGGAGAAAGTAGACGAGGACGATGTTGAGGATGAAGATGTCGAGGAAGAGGAAGATAAGCCTTCGTTAAAAGATCTTATGGAACAGAATAAACTTCTGATAGCTCGGGTTGATGAACTAACCCAAAAAGATCCTAAACCAAAAGCTGAAGAGAAAGAAGAAGAGGTAAAGGATGTTCTTAAAGACTTTCTCAAGGAAGGGGAAGATATAGATGATGTTGTTTCTGATGCTAAAATGTTTGGTGAGGTTTTAGGTAGGGTTAAAGACCAAGCAGTTAAGGAAGCTAAGAAAGATATGATGGCATCTATTCCTCCTTACGTTATTCAAGAAATTCAACAGCAACAGGTTTTAGCAAGTGCTATTGAAGAATTTTATGAAATCAACGAAGATCTAAGATCAGTTCAAAGAACAGTAGGCGGTGTGACAAGAGAAGTCATAGCTGAACATTCAGATTGGGAATTGGAAAAGATCTTTGATGAGGTTGCCAAGAGGACAAGAAAACTTCTTGGTATGAAGGTAAAGGAGGATGTTAAGAAGAAGAAACTACGAAAACCAGCTTTAAGGAAGAAGGTAAAATCTTCCAGGTCAAGTTCTTCTTCACCTAAATTGACAGATGTGGAGAAAGATATTCAAGATACATTATTTTAACTAAGGGAGGTATTTTAAAATGGGTATGACGAGAGATAGGGTTCATAAAGAGCAATTGATTAACCAGAGCTCTGGCGGACCGGGAATTAAATGGGTTACAGATACTACGTATTCTATGAAAGCTACAGATCATCTTGTAGTAGCTGATTCTACAGATAATGTTGTTGCTGTAACACTTCCTGCTATGAGCGAAGCTATTGGTAAATTTTATTGTGTTGAAGCTCCGGAAGGTGCTTCAAATGATGTGAGTGTTCTTATTAAAGAGACTGGATCAGAAATTAGCACCTTTGGCGACTTAGATGCTGATGATGATTGGACTCTCTTTTATTGCACCGGTCGACAGTGGGTAGCTGTTGGTTCTAGTATTACTGGTGCCTAACATTTAATCCCTAGTTATTCTATGGTAATTTAATTACCATAGGGTGAGTATTATTAACAACAATAGTAGGGCTGGAGGTCCAAAATGAGTTATAAAGGAATTTTTAGAAAGGCCGGTATAGATATTACTGGCAGAACATTATCTTTGCAGAGAGGGTATAAATTCCATATGGGTAGTGGTACATCTACAAGTACTCCTATTTATATAGATAGTGTTGGTAATACTTCATCTGTTGTAATAAGTACAATAGCAGCATATCTTGGTGCTACCATCAGAACTGGAGATTATCAGAATACTGCTGATGGTGGTGTTATTTTAACTTCTGATAACACCTATAATGCTGCGTTTCTGGCTGATGATTCTGGTGCTAATATTGCAGCTAGTGTCAGAAATGTTTTGGGTAGAACATTACTTACAACTAGTCAATCCGGTGGCTCGATTAGATCTGTAATGGGTCAGCTGAAACTTTTGACTGGTGTTAATCTTGCAACTGGTGTTTATACCGGTGTCCAAGGCTATATTGAATTAGCTGGAGACACTACGATTTCATCCGGGGCGAAAGCTTCTGGTATGGACATTTCTATTGAGGTTGCTTCTACCAAAACTCTCACAATTGCTAGTGGTGGGATTTTTGCTGGGTTAAAGATTGAAACAACTGGTGCTGGAACTCTTGCTAATAGTGGCGATTGTGCCGCTATTTATGTTGAGAGTGCTGGGACTGTTACTGATTGGCCGGTTGGTATAGATCTGAACGATATTACAACCGGTATTGATATTGGTGCTTGTACGACCGGTATTAATATTTCTGGTGCTGTGGCAGATGGTATTTTGATCGCTGGTGCTTGTAGTGACAATGCGTTCGAGGTTACAGGTGCTGTCACAGGAAGTGTGCTAGAAGTTACTACAGGCGGTTTTGGTAAGGGTATTCATCTAGATGCCGATGGGACGACTGGTATTGAGATTAGCTCTAACTTTACTGGAGTTGATGGCATTATACTTGGTGGGACATTTTCTGATAATGCTATTGAAGTCTCTGGTGTAGCAAGTGGTGCAGTTCTTGAAATTTCTAGCAATAGTGCTACTGGTATTAGTTTTAGTGGTGTTATGACCACTATGCTTATGACTGGGTTATCTCAGACTGTTGAGATTGGTCAGTTCGTTTCTGTCATGACCTTAAGTTCTGCTAATAGGGATGCTTTTAGTGTTACAGCTATTAGTCCTGCAAATGCTGCTTATGAGTTGAGGGCTGGATTTTTTCATGCCTATCCAAGCACGGCAGAACAGGCTACCTCACGAGTGATCGGTATCCAAGGTCAAGCTAACAGCGCACTGAATGTGTATTCTATCAAGGGTGTATATGGATATGCAAATCTAAGTGTTGCTAAAACTATTGCTCAGTCAAGTGCTGGTGTTCATGCTGATGTGAACGTGGATGAAGCTACTACAGTCTCAGCCGGACATCTTGCAGCGTTATGGGCACAGGTGAGGGGTGATGCTGTTTTAACCGGAAGTCTTTATGGTATTGCAGTTGATCTCGATATGGACGTTGATGCTGGCATCGATTTTGATGTTGCTACTGGTAAGACTTGTACAACTGGTATTGAGCTTGGTGTTACTGGTACTGGTGCTTATACCACGGGTATTAATCTTAGTGGTGGGTGTGCTACGGGAATTAGCATTACTAATCCAACGACAAAAGCTATTGGTGTTACAAACTCAACAGCTGTTACAGGATTGGATGCAGTAACCGTTGCTGAAACCTACACCAAGGTCGATGGTTGGCACGTTGGTATTAGATCTAATCTGACGTATACACCTGCTGGTGGAACTGGTTATGCTGGTATCTATCCTTTGTATGCTAAAGGTGTTTTGGATGGTACTTTTAGCGGTGGTACGGAGTATTTCTTTGCTGCCAAACTTAGGTTGGATCTGACAGCTTCTGCTGTTTGTGATAATGCGGGAAGCTTTTTCGATCCTCTTATTCTGCAGATAACAGCAAATTCCGGTGCTACAATGACAGCTGGTATGACATCTTTTCTCCATCTACAATGGAGTTCAGATAAGAGTTTCGCCGGTATTTTTAATAGTGGTACTATGAATCCATCTACTTGGATATATGTTGATGCTATGGCGAAGGGTGCTGTTGTACCACCTGACAGTGTTTTCTGTATTAGAAGTTATCTTACACCTTATCTTTTTGATTTTAATAATCTTGCTATGTGTGCGTCTCTTTCAGATACTGGCGGTACAGCTGGTGCTGATTG